AAGGATTTACACCTTTAAAGTGTGGCGCTCTCTTCTTTGCACTTTCTGCGTTAATGAACCCAGGCTCAGACCCACCAGCCTCAACCATCTTGTCGAAGATATAAGACAGTTCCCACTTGGTTGGCTTCTTATGGAAGACAATAGAGTTGTTGGACTGCTGACGATGCTCATTACCGTGCAACCAGAAGTCTTTCTTAGCTGAGATGAAAGCATCTACTTCAGGGTCAGACACTGGCATCAAAGCAATCTCAGCAGAACGGCGAGAGGATAGTGTAGTACCCAAGTGGTTAAGCACATCAAGGATGTCGATACGTGTAAGCAACTGACCAGCACGATCATTCATCAAGTCACAGATGCGTTGGAATGCTACAGTAACAGTGGCATCACCTGAGCTAATCCAACCGTAACCCTTGAGGCGTTCACCTGCTGCACGTACCTCAGTGAAGTCCAAGACCAGTACGTCTACAGCATCCTTCATAGCAAAGAGTTTACCTGCTGACTTAGCCCAAGCTTCAGCACTATCACCAATCTTTAGGTGGTATGTCTTCTTGCCGTCTTCATCTACGGATGTCCATGACTGGTTGCTAGGACAGCCCTTAGTTTCACCCAAGACCTTAGCAGAGCGAATGATCTTCACGTCTAACTTCTTAGCGAAGCCATTGAGTGTACCGACAACAGGCTCGAAGCCTACACCACACCCTTGAAGCAACAACCACATAGCATCTACGATATCGTGTACAGTCTCTACACGGCCAAAGGAACAATTGAACTGTGATGCTTCTCGTGTCTTAGACACCTGTGTACCGCCCAGCCACAGTGTACGGCCTGATACAGTAGCTTTACGCTCCATCATAAGGGTACGTAGCTTATTAAGTTCGTCGGTCTCTAGCATGTCTAGGGTGCTGCCCTTGGCACGTTCCCAGAGCCACTTCTGGTGATCAACTACACGATCTACTGTCTCACCCCATGTCTCGAAGGTGCCATCCTCTTTAGGGCGGTTATATGTACGCCGTGTCACCACATTGGCACGAGTAGAAAACTCTTGGTAGTTCTTAGTCATCGCTTGTCTCCGCTTCCTTTAAGTGTGCCACGTTCTTTGCGGCCATTCAGTTTTTCCATATTAAGCTCTGCTACTCTCTTCAAGCTACCACCAAAGATGTGAGAGGTAACTGTCAGGTAGTACAATACATCGCCTAACTCATTTAGAATGTCTTCATTAGTAAATCTAGTCTTATCCCTATAAACTTTCTTTACTTTCTCAGCTACCTCACCAGCCTCTCCTACAAGACCTAAGACGTTCTCAAATAGCCTGTCAGTACCTTCTGTCATAACAAGTGTCTCTGCCCAGTCACTATAGAACTGCATCTGGTCTTTTGAGGCTTCTTGGTTCTCAAACATATCAAAGTAACCCATTGCCTTCAAATCTTCTCCGCTAATCATAGTCTCTCCTTCACTATCAGATTATCAATCTCTACATCATCTACATCATACATAACATCTGTAATCAGATCGTGTATATCAGACTCGTGTGCATCTTCATACGAAGACAGGATATTGTTAGACTTATCCACCTTCAAAACAAACATGACATTAAACTTTTTCTGGCTCATCCTTCTTTCTCCTGTAATGCTTCTTTCTCCTGTAATGCTTCGTTCATCTTACGCAGGTAGTATGCCGCCTTATGCATATCCTCTAAAGGCTTCTGCTTGTATTTGTAACGATGTTGATACTTAATCAAGTTACCGTGACAGTAAGCAATGAAACCATCTAGTCCCAGCACTTGCTTGATATACTCAATACACTCTATTCCACCAGAGTTATAGTGCGCTGGGCGTTCTACTGGATCATATTCACTCATGCTGAACCTACTGTTTTTGTTTTAGCATTCAAAGTCAGGACATTACCTTCCTTTTTGTACACAGGCTTTGTATCTTCTTCCATATCAGCCATAACCTCTTCATATTGATCTGGGAATAGATGCTTAGCAATCTCAGTCATAGCTGGGTATAGCTCTTCAATGAAGTCTGGGTACTCGTCGTTATACATAAATGCAGCCGACATAAGCATAGCTGCCTGTAGCATCTCTGCGCCAGCCATACCATTTGGAACTTCTTGAGAGATAACTATGCCTGTACTGATGATATTGTTCCACTCACCATCCTCACCGTACTCTGGCTTGATGATGATAGCTACTTCATCCTCTTTAAGGGTATAGCCCATTAGGTCTTCCTTTTTGTCTTTAGCAGAATCTTACTTGTATTACAGCGTGATCCTGGCTCTGTCAACCAACTCTCAGGGATTACCCTATGTGACCACTTATACCCATGCTTCTCACACCACTCAAAGTATCTAGACTTAGCGCCCTTATTGAGAGGTGCTTTAGCATTCCAGAACACGAAGCGGATATCTAACTCTGGGTGCTGCTCCTTGACTGCTAAATGTTTACGGCGGTCATCAGCGTCGAAGTAGCCTTTGGTTTCAATTAAGATACCATTATCTAACTCGAAGTCTGGTGTATAAGTTCTGTATCTAAGATCCTCCCATTCAATCTTTAGAAGCTCATATTTAACTTCTAACTGTCTCTCTGACAAAAACGCAACGGCCTCATCTTCAAGGCCGCTGCGATAGCTACTAGATATATGTCTTGCTCTTCTAGCCATTAGGTATCTTCCGCCAAGTAGATGTAGTCTACCATAGGTGGGTTTTTAGCCTTAGAGTTTGGCGATGGTATGGTCTGTAGTGTAGGCCAACATTTGTGTTTGAAGGCACAGAAACCACACTCGACACCCAGCTTTGTATTGCCCGTCTCTTTGCGATAGAACGTCTCTTTGATAGGCTCAAAGCAACGCTCAAATGGCTCGTCGTTGTCGATGTAATCTGTAAGCTCTTCAATCTGTTTCAGAACAGCCTCTTTGTCTACGCCATCAGCAGCAACGTACTTAAACTCGCCATTAGCTTTGTTGACTACCCACCAGCCGCCAACCTCTTTACCTGCGCCCTCTGCATACCCTACAAGCTGTGGGATGTAGCCGAAGCTGTCACCTGTAGCTAAGGCCTCAAAGGATGCAAACTTGTTTTGATAAGACCACGGAGACGCAGACTTAACGTCATCCACCTTACCATCCAAGATCATGTCATACTCACCACGGATTTCTTTACCGTTAGCTAACTTGAGTGTGACGTAATCGTTGTCTGTAAACTCCACATTTGCTGCTCTCATAATACCTTTGAACACTGCTTCAACAATGTCACCGAGGATCATGTTCATCAGGAAGTGTGGCGGGAAAGGTGTCTTACCCTCTGGTTCATTCTTGTCATACCATAGCTGGCACTTAGGGCGACCAATGTTAGACATGCGTAAGCGGAATGCGTCACGAGGACCACTATCAAACTGCTTAAACAACGCTGCCTTAACGTCGGAGGCGACCTTATCAGCCACCTCCTCTGTCATTGTAGTCTCACCCGCCATAGCTCTTTGCAAGAATGTAAAGATTGCTAGTTCTGCAGGGTGATTCATTAGTCTGCGTCCACATCAATGATAGAACCAACAAGAGCGGCATCTTCAGCACTCATGCTACGGTCAGAGCGTTCATGGTGCATATCCATGATCTTACCGTTGCTGTACTCAATGAAGCCCAAGAAGTCTTTAAGCGTCTCATTGTCTCCGTCAGACAGTTCAACCGTCTCACCTACAGCAGACTTGATGATACCATAAGTAGCACCTGTTGGGATGCTAGCCTCTTCACCAGTCAAGGTAAGTGTAGCCATGATTGGAAGCAGGTTCTTACGAGCAAGAACAGCAAGTGAAGCATCAATAGCCTTCAAGCTGTCACGGTTCTTAACATCCATTACGAATGGCAAGTTCTCGTACTTACCAGAGATGTCTTCACCCTTTTCGTTCTTAGGCTCAGCGATAGTGACTACACCCATATACATCTTTACACGCTTAACAGAGCGCATAACTTCTTTAACTGCATCAGACAAAGCGTTGAAGTCTTCGATGTAACCACTTGGACGTCCCAGGTTGAAGCCACCAATGCTGTCCTGCATATCACCATTGAGATTGTTGCCCATGACAGACTTTTCCATCTCGTTAGTTCCAGAGTTCCAGCGTTGCCACTGTTGGCGCTGGGCGAAGACACGAATAGAGATGCTCTCTGAATAGATAACATCGTCACCCATTGTGATCTTGTAAGACCCTACAGGGATAACGTCTGTCTTGATCTTCTTACCACCTACGTCAATCTCACCCTTGAGTGCGGTGCTGACTACGTTGATACGTGCAATAGATGGGCCATTCTGTTTACCAGAAGATTCTGATACACCCATCAACTCTGCGAGAGACTTACCACGATCTGCGGCTACTGTTAGTTCTGTACTCATTTTATTCTCCATGAGATTTGTGTTAAAGAGACTAAGTTATACCATCAAGCGTCTTTTACGTCAAGCCAATTAGGCCCAATCTTTGACTCAAGTAGTAGTGGCACGTTCATTACAACACCATAGGCTTTCTCTATGAGGTCGTTTAGTTCTTCGTTCATATCGTCAATGATTTGTAGCACGATTTCCTTCTCCTCTGGGTGAGTATCTACAACTGTTGAGTCATGCACTGTATTAACAAGGCAGGATTGTAGACCACTTAACCGTTTCTCCAATTCTATCAGCACGACAGGAACCACATCACCAGTAGCAAAGCCCTGTACTGGGTAGTTCTTGATCATAGTGAAGTGTGATACACCGCCACGCTGGTTACGTTTAACATCTGGGAAAGCGTATTGCCGCCCAGACTTACTGGTAATCTTGTTGAAGCGTACTGCTTCATCTGCCAAGCTCTTGTGCCAAGCAGCTACACCTTCATACTTCTCGTTGAAGTGGATGTAGTATGCCTCTTCTGCCTTACTTCTGCCGTACCCTGTAGCCCCGAAGAGGGGTGCGAAGGTATGCTCCTTAGCTTGCTGACGTGTAGTAGGCTGTCCAGCATCTGTGATAACCTGTGCAGTGTAGCTGTGAACATCAAAGCCGTTTGCAATCTCTGCAATAGCTACAGGGTCTTGCGATAGGTATGCAGCAGTACGAAACTCTAGCTGTGCAAAGTCTGCCTCTAGGATGTGACCGCCCTCCCAGCGTGATATGAACACACGCTTAACAGGGAATGTGCCGCCACGAGGCATGTTCTGCATGTTAGGGTTACGACCACTGAAGCGGCCAGTAGCAGTAATGTGCTGTGTTAGACCTACGTGTAAGTAGCCATCTTTCTTGGTGAAGGTGTCAATGCCTTCGACGAATGAAGATAGGTAGCTGCTAACAGCAGACAGACGCTTGAGGTCAGTAAGAAAGCTGATCGCTTCTTCCATGCCCTTTGTCTTAGCCGTACCAATGAGTACATCTAGGTTATCCTTTCCTGTGCTGAAACCATTGGCGCTGACCCACTTCTTTGTAGGTGCAGCAAATGCTAGTCCAGCTAATATATTTGTCTCTTTTAGTTGATAACCACGAGCATCGCAGTCCTTGCACTTGTTTGGACGGGAAAACTTTGTGCCATCCTTCTTTATCTTAAACACCTTACCTTGACCCTTACATTCAGGGCAGGTGAAAGCTTTAGTGCGGCGGATCAGAGTGCTGTTAGCCTCTACAGCCTGTGTGAACTCTTTCTTATCATTGGCATACTCGAATAGAGTAGCCCACTCTTTCTTGTTGTTGATCTTACGAGAGAAAACTACCTGAGACATCTGCTCTGGTGAGTTGAGGTTTATAGGTGTGTCGCCCATGATCTCACGCACCTTGTGTTGCAGTCTGTCTTCGATGTCTGCCTTCTCTTGCTCAAACTCTTTACGCACTGCATCAAGGGCAACACGATCCACCTTGAAACCTGCCATATACATACGTGTAAGCGTCTTACATGTGTCAAACGTAACTGCCTTAACCTTGGCTAACGACTGCGCCTCTGGCTCACTATAGTCTGCCTCAATAGCGTGAAACAGTTCTCGTGTCGTATCTAAGTCAGCTTGAAGATAGAACGTAAGCTCTTTCAGTGGGATCTCGTTGGTGTTGTAACCATCCTTGAAGTACTTCTTGAGAGTGTCATCCTTTTGCGAAGTTAGCTGTCTGCGCTGGGCGCATCCGTCTAGGCTAAGGCTATCCTTCTGGCCTCGCAGTAAGATGTATTCCGCTAACATTGTGTCATATATGTCACAGTCATATGTAAAGCCACACTCCCACAACCACATAAGATCGTGCTGGGCATTATGCATGATCAGAAGCGTAGTCATATCTAGGATATCTTGGATAAGCTTACGCCCAGCGCCACTGGTATCCTTAGCTTCTACGTGATCAATGTTAACAATGAATGTCTCTTCGGCATTATCCGCATTCTGCATCCCAACCTGCACAAGGAAGTTACCCTCCTCATACGGATCAAGGTGCCACTTGTCGTTACGCATTTGTGTAGTGTTCTCAACGTCTAATACCAGTCTCATCCATCTCTCCTCTATGCGCTATATAGGCTGCGCCCACCATCCAACTCACAGTGTACCACACCATGCCAGCCACCTTTAAGCTTGTTCTTAGCGATGTTCAAGTGTCGCTGAGTGTCTTGCTCGTCTGCACCTTCGACTACAGGGTTCTTACTGATCAAGACCATCAGGTCAGCTTCAGCAGCCTTACCTGTCTTGGAGCCTTCCATCATGGACTGATCCACAATGACCTTACCTTCTGCTACCGCACTTAGCTGTGACATCCAGACTACGCAGCAACTGTACTGCTTAGCGATGTTACGTGCATAGATGGCTGCATCCTTGAGGTATACGTCTGACTTGTCACTGGTCTTAGATGCAAACTTGTCACCCATGTCTAGGATCAGGATGTCAGGACGTTCTTGCTTCACTAGGGATTCAACCCACTGCATGTCTTTGTTTGTGCTGTCCTTAATACGGATGTTCTTACGTACTGGCTCATAGCGTGAACGGGCCAGCGTCACGTTACCCTTAACCTCTTCCATAGTCATACCAGCAGCAGCACTCAAGTAACGTGCGCCTACACGCTCATATGCCTCCTCGTTACACAAGACTACGCACTTGGCTCCTTGATGCGCCCAACCCCCAGGCCCAGCAATCAGTGATGCATGGAAGGATGTCTTACCTGTGTTGGGACGTGCGCCAACCAGAAGTAGGTGACCCCCACTAACACCCTCGACCTTACGCTGTAGACTAGGGATGTTAAACTTCCACTGTGTCTGTAGATCGTTAGCCTCAAGCAGACGGTCAATAGAGATGTCTTCCCATGTGATCTTAACATTGGGTGTGAAGTCATCTTTGTAGTCATCCAAGATGCGGCGTAGAGGCTCCAAGGATGTCTGTGACCCGTTAACGAAGTCAAAGCCTAGGTTAGCTACAAGATCGCCTACATACTGCTGGAACAATTGCCCTAGCACTGTGTCTGCAATCTCTTCTTTGACTACATCAGCTTTATCCATCTTACGGAATAGATCACCGTATGCAGTCTTTGTAGCTGTAGTCATGGTCTGGTTCTGTGCGTAGAACAGCGCTTCTAGGTCAGCCATGTTGAGGTCGCCATCGTAGTTGTTCATAGCATGATCTAGTGTCTGCTTGATCTTACGGATGTCCTTAGTGAAGATCTTATCTGGGCATCTGATACCCTTGTGTTGGTCATAGAAGTCACGCTTTAGGAGCGTCTTAATCAGTGCTAGTTCCATCGTCATCGTCGTTCTCTCC